GATTTTATTAAAAAGGAATCCAGCATTTCTGAGATGTGTGTTAACTTCATTTGTAGTCTTCTTATCAAGTGTATAATTAGTTAGATCTCTTAGCATTGCATCTTGACTCCAAACATTTCTTGAAGGTTTAAGAGCTTTAACATTAACACCATAACCAGCTTTCAAATCTTTCAATGATCTTCCAGAATATGATGTATGCCATACAATACCAATCTTTTTGGATCTAATATCCCTTGCCATTTCTGTACCTGCAGGAATAGCATAAACAATAGTATTAGGATGAAAAGTTACATATGTTTGACCTTTAATCTTTTGTGTTTTAAGATCACCAGGACCAAATAAGAAATCACCTTGAATCACACCTTTGATTCCTAATTCGGGTAGATGTTTTAATGCTAACTTTAATTTAGTTGCAAGATCACCTGATGTATCTGCATCGACTTCAGCCGGTGTTTTATATACCTTTGGTACTTTATTAAATAAACTCTTCTTAGCTACAAAGAATTTACCATCTGCTGGATCTGTTCCACAAAAGACAGCAGGAGCGCCGTCCCATTTTACTGAGACATTTCCTTCATGTCTTCCACCTAACATATCTCTCAATGAACGCAATGCCATAATTGCGTCTCGAGTTCCTTTCACACCACCATAGAGAACTTTGTCCTCGATATGAGTCATGTGAGTATTCTTTTGTTCAGTTATATAATTTCCAAAATTTATCATGCTTTCATTACCTTAATGAATATTGACGAAATCTCTACTTTTGATGCAGCGTGATTAGCTATATATGAGATAGCTTCGTTCCTCTTTTGAGAACTAGACTTTGCAAACGCATGCAATACATAAGTTCCTAACATTAATGAATGTACAAATTCTGGAGTCACCTTTGGTGTTCCAATACCATCATAAAATTCTGCTTGTGTCACCTTATTCATTGGTCTAAATGCTCTATCAATAACTTGTACTTTATTCCATAGATCGTCAACTAGACGCTTATCACCTCTCGATATTTTTGTAGCATCGGGTTTATAAAGTTTAGCGTCTCTTAATCGTGTATTTAAATATTTCTCACATGCATATTTAATCACACCCCAACCAGCTTTACCACCTCTTGCACCTTTACCTTGTATCTCAAAACTAGGTGCGCCAAAACCAGTACCTGCACGAAGATCTGCGTTTGTCGTTGTATTATATCTTAATGTAACAGCTTTAGCTGACCAATAAGTTGCTCTACCAGACTTCTGTGCTTTTATTTCACCAGTAGTGAATCTCATTTTTTCTACTTCACCACCGTTCTCATTATATACTCGATGTTTGGCTCTATCTTTTAGACTATCAATTTGTTTTAAAGATATACCAATCATTGTTTTATCAACAAAATATTTTTTAATCTGCTGATTTAATTCCATAATATCTGTTTTAGATAAAATAGTTGCTGGATTAAATCCTTTCTTAACCGCCCAAATGTCACCAGGATTCCATTTGTCATCATTGAGTGGTGGCATTCCTGCTGCTTTGAGTGATCTATTTTTTGCAAGATAAATTGATTTCATTACTTTATCACCACGATGGAATGCATGAGTTTTATTAATAATCTTTTTATCAATTAGATATTTTGCAGTAACATAAGCCGATTCGTGCCATTGACTATCAACCTTCATGATCTTATCAAATGTCAAATCCATATTAGATGCATTATAATAATCATTTAATAGTTCTGGTGTAAAGTGTGCAAATGGTTTTGTACCTTCGGCTAACATTGCTTCACAATAAATGCACTGTAAACATTCACCTTGTGCTGTTGTACCTGTTGCGCCACCGCCCGCACCAGCACCACCAAAATAAGGTGATTTACCAATTGTATTTGATATTACAGTTTTACCATTCTTTAATTTTAGTTCGAATGTTTTTACTGATGAATCACTTTCAGATTCAATAAATTTCTGAACTGCATTGACGTTATCTTGTGTATTGGCAATTTCAATATCATTACCATCCGCCAATGAAACTGGAGTATTTGACTTAATTGCTTTTATGAGTTTTTGTAATCTATCGCGATCATCACTGTATTGAAACCAAACAGCCTTTGACATTTTCGCATATTTTACATTCATATTTTTTTCCAGTATAAATCTTTTAAATCTTAGCATAATGCTATTTATAATAGTAAGGCCCCTGAACGGGGCATTACTTAGGAGAAAACTGGACTTGGTGACAGGACTTGAACCTGCATAGAACGGATTTGCAATCCGACGCATAACCAATTCTGCCACACCAAGGATTTGGCCTCGCCGGGAGGACTCGAACCTCCAACCTACAGCTTAGAAGGCTGTTGCTACTATCCGCTTGAGCTACGGCGAGATTAACTTTATGCTGCTGTTATTTCAAATTCGTAATCTTTATTTGGGTTTCCGTTTCTACGGCCTTTAGTCGCACCTACTTTCATGGCGAAAGCGTATGCTAGGCTTCGAACTTCATCTATAGATCCTTCGAATGTTTTGGAAAGTTTATTATCACTAACTTGATATATTTTCATAATAATATTATTTTCACCAAAAAGATCGCAAACCTTTTCATAAAATGCTCGTTGAGACATTTTATTTGGGATGTTACTAGCAAAAATCATATCTTCTTTTTTAACTGCTACTCCAGGAGGAGTCTGGCTGAATGGATGTCCACATGGAACATTTAATAAATTTGATTTAATATTGTAATACATAATATACTCCTTAATGTGGGAGGGGCTTACGCCGCCTCCGCAAATTCAATCGCTGTTTCTAGTGCACTCTTCTTACGTGCTTGGTTATAACCAAACCATGAAGAATATAATCTATTGTCAGCATTACGACCTTGTACGTGATCAGTAATAAATGTTACTGAATTGTATGCTTGCCACCATGAACCTTCTGCATATTTTGCACCAGGTTGAGTTTCCAAAGCATCCATACAAAGTTTAGCATTACGTGATAATGTATCTGCTGAAAGTGCTTGATTCTGTACTTTCTTATCTGCAGTACGTGGATATACTGTGTTATAATACTCAATCAATTTTTCAGGAGAGAATCGTTTCTTACCAAGAAACTCTGCCATCTCACGATATGTTTTTAATTTTTCACTAGCAATACCAAGTGCTTGTTTAACTTCAGCTGGATTAAACTCAGTTCTATGTCCAACTTTAACTGCTTTATCAGCTTTCATGTTTAATGATAGTGAAAGTGTGTTATTACAAACAACACGAATTGGTGTGAATCTAACATCAATTGATTTACCATATTGATGTGGATTAGAGAATAAGAAATAAGATTCAACTCTATCACCACCAAATAACTCAAAAGAATCTTTTACTTTAGCAAGTGCCCAAACCATCTGACCACCTTTAAGTGAACCAGCAGTATGCATTTCCATTTGACCTGAATAAACATACTCAGCGAAGAAATCAAATGCATCTTCATTTTGAAGAGGATTCCAATTCTCACCTACGTTAGTTAGGATTTTACCATCAGTTTCACGAACAAGTGACTTCTGACCTGTTTTCAATTTCTTACCATTAAAGTCAATATAAGATTCAACCTCTTTGACTTTCCAATCAAGTCCAGCTTTTTCAAGCATAACCGCTGGTGTTAGATCATTTGATACCGGAACTCCAAGACCATGCCAAGGAACTTCACCTGCGTATGCCATTGTTTCAACTAGATGTGCCATTATTTACTCCTTTATTTTAATTTACCTATATATTATATCACAGTTTTTCGATTAAGTACAATTTTTTTTAAGTTTTTTAAAAAATTAGGTGCTTGCTGTTACGGATGAACCAATCATCAAATGAATCATGACCACCAGGAACGTAATCTTGGTAACCAGCTCTGTAATTGAAATCTCTAAGAATAGAAGGATCAATTCTACGCTTTAAAGCATCTCTATTGAAGTGGATTCCAACGTGACCATCTTTAGGGTACCACATTTGAACTAGATCAGTTTGATCAGCAAGTCTGTCGATCATTCTAAGTGTGTATCCACCAAGATCATCAGCCTTAGCCTGAGAACCGTCAACATTATCCCAACCGTGTTTAGTGTAATGAACTGTTGGGAAGATTAATGTAACTCTATCAGCATCATGTAATACCCAGTCAGAATCAGAAGCATCGAATAAATCTCTAACAATCTTATTTAGATCGCGAGTCTTATTAATTGCAGTTCTCATAGTAGCTGAGTATTTGTCGTTATCTACGAATCTTTTTGCCATGATATTTCTCCTATAAATTTAAATGATTTGTATTTTTTTAACTTATGGGTATATTATACCATGGTCTTTTGAATTTGTACACATCCCTAAAGGGATGAAAAAGGGATGATTTTACTATTTTCTAGACATTCCGCAGTCTAGATCATTCCCTATTTCTTTTTTGATACCAAGAGCAAAGTTTTCGGCAGCATCTTCAACGTATCCTAATGCTTTACCATGAAAGTTTTCTACATTCATTACTTGTCCGTCTTGATCTGTATAGATGATAAAGAATGATTCTTTACCTCTGACTTTATATACTTGTGCTGTTGCACCATCATCTCTAAAATATTCACTAATCACAATACCACTCCGTTATTTCATTCATTGCCGCGTCCCACGGTTTCTCATGTTTATGTTCCTCATAAAGTTTTTCACCTAGTTCCCAACCACTTTTCCATTTTGCATTGAAAGTATGTTTAGGTTTGCTGAATATCTTTTTATAAGCAAACATTAATCTTAGTTTCCAAATAAACTTATGCATTACACCATTTTGAATTTGGTTTACGTTGACACCTATATGATCCATGGCTCATTGCTTTCTTGGAAATTTGATTTCCATTTTTATCTTTAGCACGTTTGACATAAGGTTTATTTTGTTTTCCCATAATAATCTCCAGATTTTTTAGCTTCTTTTTTCTTGTTCTTTTCTACACGCATGCCAAAGAGCGGGGTACGTGCCGCATGTAAAATTTTATTTCGTA